ACCATTTCTAAGAAAATGATAGATCTCGTGTTGTGGAATGTCAAACAACGACACTATGGTTTAGATTGTTTATATCCAACTGGCCCCGGTGCGTACATGAATGCTTCTATTGATTATATTCGCGCATACCCCGATAGGTGTATGGTTGGACAGCATACATCTGACGAACATATTCAGTTTGGGCAACATAAATTCGTCAAGTGCAAATATAACAATGCAAGAGGTGCAGATAATTCAGATTTGAAGGGTGGTAATGATTATGGTGAGATGTGGAGGAATAGGGATATTTATTTAATCCATTAAGCAAATAGTATCATCCTTTGGAACAATATATCGTAGCTGTGACTTGAATATCACAAGTAGACCTCTCCAGCATTGTTCGTCCTTTGAAGAACTCCTGTCAAAATGCATATGAGAAATCCCATATCTTTTACACTTGACAAGTATCTCTTCTAGATTGGGAAATCTGAATGCACCTTTCGGACAATGACTCTCGATAGAGACGTCGTGATAAATAAGTATACCTCCAGGTTTAAGCATTGAGAAGAAAACGTACTCAAACCATTTCTGCGTATTCCAGTGGTCTGCATCAGAAAAGATGAAATCATACATTGTTTTATTCTTCTCGAAAACAAACGAGAGTTCATCACTTTCTACTAGATTGACTTTATCTTCAAACTTTTTCACAAACTCCGGTTTATCACCTTTCCAATCAACCCAATTGTCTACTAATGTCAGTTTCTGTAAGTTTTCATTCTTCTCCAACGCCCTTGATAGGTAAGCGGTTGTGCGCCCACTACCTACACCTATTTCTAGAACATTGGTAGGTTTATGAGATCTTACGAGACCATAAACCAAATCTAAATGACATTCGTCGATGGCAACATCTTTATTCGGGTTATCATCGGAGAGGACTTGTTCAAAAGAATTACTCATATATACATAATTTTCGTTAGTTCTTTAAACATGATTTGAAATATTTATTACATAACCATACTAGCAACTAACTTCACCTTATTTACGTAATATACGTATCCACCTATGAGAACTGCCAACGCTAGAAGAACATAGTTAAATGACATTTTCTTACGTTTCTTTTCGGTTTCTTCGATAATCCTCTCAGCCGTTTCTTTACTTGGGAGTTTATCAACACTCTGATGTAGCATCTCTATCTTACCTATGAGAGCGTGTATAGCATCTAATATTTGAGCTTCCTTCGTTACAGGTTTTTCTTTATGATTTACCGTAGTCACTTCTAATACCATATACCATGCAGCATCCGGTTGTAATGTTCTATAATCACCGTCATCTTGTTGCTCATATATGGTAAAATTTAATTTTTGTATAGATATAGGGTTAAAATAATTTGTTGCACGGTTAAAGCTTTTCCACTGTTTGTCTCGTAGCACGATTCCACTACTTCCCGTGAAATGTCGTTCAAGTGGCACCCTCGCAAATATTCTCCCGTGACGCTCATCCAGCATCTGAGCGACTTGCGGGACTTCTGGACAAACGATGTCTACATATTTAGCCACATTTGTGTTAAGTGTAGATGTATTTTCTCCCACTTGAGTTATGTAAAAATCTACCATCTTGACACCGAGAACTTTACTGAAGTCTTCCACATGTGTATTAGATGTGAGTGATAAATCTAATGAAAATGTATTGTTCGTTCCGGTGACATACCTAGAATCGACTACAATGTATTGAACTTTTTTAGGTATATCGTATATCGATTCCATTCTACTATGTTCAAAGAAATAAAAAAACCTAAGTCGACCACAACTTATCTAAAAATCAAGATGTCTGAAATCATGGAGACCCCACAACTGACAGAAGTTGAGCTTCTTCGCGCTGAAATTGAAGTGCTTCGCAAAGAAAATGAGGATTTAAAAACGAGAGTAAAACCTAAGAAAATCAAACCTATCAAGATCAAGTGTCCATTTATAACCGCTAAGGGTGTTCAGTGTCGCAAGTTTTGTGCGGAAGGACTGACTACATGCAAAGTTCATTCAAGACCACTCAAGGCGCCAAAGGAACCCAAACCACCGCGACCGAAGCGCCAGGCTTGTACAGGGATCAATATTCGCGGAAATCCTTGTAGGCGGAAATGCTTGGATGGAAAGACTTTTTGTGAAAGACACGACCCGGATAATCCTATCGTCCCTAAAAAAACGAAGCGAGCGCTCAAAAAAATCACACCCGAACACAATCATCTTCCCGGTGTAAAACCGACCACGCGTTGTATGTTATGTGAGACACATGGCGACTTATTCGACGTGAGCGTCTGTAACGTCCAATATGTCGAAACACCTGGTGAAGATGGAAAGACACTTAGTGAGCGTGTAACCGAGTACGATAGAACTTAATGTATAAAAAAAAATAGTTGGTAATATAAATGTTCACACCCATTGGAAATATTATAGCTATAATGAGTATCATAATTGCTCCAGTATACGTTATAGATAAATATTTACCAAAAAAATCAGAATCCATAACCCCTAAAAACGAAGAGTTCAATAAGCCTTTCGTGTTTACAGGGAGAAATAAATATTCACCGAACTTCTAAAAACCATTTGTGATCATACCATCTACATTGACAAAATTAAAGATTTGTTCCGTTCATATTTAAATGAAATACTGTACCGTGACATGTTATATGTCTAAAGGTCCGGAAATAGAGAGTAATAATCATATATGTGCTGAACGCAAACTTTTAAAACATTTATATAACGAATGTTTAAAGAGTGGATACAAACCCCACCAGTTTACATCATGGTTACATAGAAAATACGGCGAGTTAGTTGTATCGAGACGAACTGTATTCGGTGATAGTATATCTATGCCATGTGTGATATGTAGGAAATTTTTACAAAAACATGATGTTAGATGGATGGCCCACGATGGGTGTCAGTGGGTTCATAGTAAAAAAACGGGTGATTTACCGGTTTCTAGACCTACAAGAAAACAAATAGAAACTTTAGGATTTTGTAATTGACCTAAGTTCGTGTCGAGATGGTATGAAAGTAAAACATGAATATCTTCTTTCTTTCGCTAGACCCCAAAGAGATCGCAGAACTATCTTGTGACCAACATGTGATAAAAATTCAACTTGAAATCTGTCAGATGTTGTACACCGCGTGGTTCTATTCTGGTGAAGAGGATACTGTACAAGCTAACGCCCCGTTCACCAAAACGAAGACTCGCAGGGGGTATAAACCCGCACACAAAAAGCATCCAATGACTATGTGGATCGCTTCGAGTTTACAAAATTATTTGTACGCGTGTGATATCGGCATTGCTTTGAGTGACGAATATACTAAGCGATACGGTAAAATTCATACATGCGCCGAACATTTATATTGGCTTCGTGATAACCACCCTTCGTTTTTCGAGGAACATATCAGTGATACGGCATATTATTCAACTGAAGGTATTCCGGAGTGTATGCCAGAACAGTATAAGACCCCTAATGTGGTTGAAGCATATAAGGAATATTATATCAACGATAAGGCATCATTCGCGCGATATAAAACGGAGTGCCCATCTTTCATCAGGGAGTATGTAAACTAATCGTTACAGAAAAAATTCTTAATAATAGTAATGATCACCTTAGTGGTGACGATACTTTTGATCGTCGTGTTTTTATTTGTGACACGAAAACGACGATCAGAATATTATGAAGAGGATATAGGTCCTTCGGATATTGAGATAGGTCCTTCAGAAGGCGCGCCGGTCAGACCTAGATCTCTTGTTCATAAACTCCTAAAAGGTATTGATAAAATGGAAAAGAAAAGAACGCAAGATGTAATACTTCATGATGCTTTTTTGAAACAGGTGGATATGAAGGCTGCTTTTAAACAAGGTACACAAGACGAAATACAAGACGAAATACAAGAGAGTGTTGACGAAGAATTAAAATTTATCAAAAAGTATACAGGGTTGGTAGAGGATCATATTTACGAAAACCAAACGTTACCGGAGAATGAAACGTATGATGAAGTGGCAGAGGCGGCCTACGACGGTATACGGAAAGAAATAAACACTCAATTGATGGTAAAGGGGCAAGAGTATAAAGAAAGGCAGATAAGTGAACTTGCTTTAAGAACAGAGCAAAGACAAGTAATGGATAAGGATGTAAAGGATACTACTATTTTAAAATCGGATTTGGGCGAAGGACTCCAGGTATTGGAAGATACTTTACCGAAGATAGAGGCCGACGCAAATGCCATAGACACGGGTGATTTACCTACATCCGAATTGGGTACAGATGCGTTATTTTCTAGGGGTGACGAAGCTATTAACCAATCGTCACCGTTTACACAGAGGATGGTTTCCTTATTCGCTAGTGCGAGTTTAGAGCCTGAGGATGGGTGGAACGACGGAAACGTCGCATTAGCAACACCTACTGTTAATAGCACTTCACCACAAGATAATAGAGAAAAATTAATCCAATTTTCAGAAGTCGGTAACGTTTTCAATGATTATTATATCGTACAAGATCCTACGGGACCACATTTCGGTGTCGGTGCTTGGCCGAGAGAAGATGATGAAGAGAGTGAAGATTTTCCGGAGAATTACGGTAAATGGAAGAAAGAAAAGGTACAGATGAAAATTAGTTGCGGACCTACATCACCCGGAGACATTGAATTAGGGGACCAACAGTATTATTATTACGGTAACACCGGAATTTCGGGGGGTGAGCATGGATACTACGCTCGCGGTGTTCGAACTGTGCAGGGTGATTACGATAGGGCGCGGGACCAAGAGGCTAGTTTTCCACGGGGTGCTGGGCGTGGTAACTATAAAAACAGTTTGGGGCTTTATTCGGGAGCGCGTATAGATTCTATATACTCATCACATTTGTATAATAGACCATACAGAACAGTAGCCGAACACAGTGGAAGTTGTGTAAAACCGATGTATGCAGAGACGTTCCAGAAGTGCTCTGACGCGTGTAGAGATAGTGACGAATGTTCGGCATTTTCTATAGATCCTATATTCGATACGGAACGTGGACACCATGCTATGCATGGTATTCAAAGAAATGCGGGTACGGTGGAAGATGAAGAAAAATATCGGTTTAAGAGTCTTACCACCGGTCCAGAGAAATTCGATAATGGTAATACGAATAAATATAAGGGTAAATATTGGTGTAAACTTCAGAAATATGGGAATAGAAGATTTGATATAGGAACATTTTCTGGTGAAGCTATATTCGCCAAATACGAGGATGGATACTTAAAAGATCCTTTGATAAAAGAACATATAGCAAAGAAAATCGACGCAAATTCTACGAATCTTGAAAAAAACGGGAACTTTGAACACCCTAAATTTCCGAGAACATGCCAGGATACACCGTTAGATTTTGAAAATGGTGGTGAGCCTAGGGGTACGACTGATTACTCTATGGATGGTAGTTTAAGTGAATTAAAAAACCACTCGACGAAGTCGTGGTCGGCGAAGAGGTACACGTATGATATGGAACGGGGACTCCCCGAAGATTCTGCGAGGTATTCTAATGCTGCGTGGACACCCGCTGATTCCGACGGTGTGTGTAAAAATAACGGTAAAAACGAAAAAACAGTTTTTCCCGGTAGGTTTTCGAAGGATGATGAAGTTGACCCGGCGACACAGATTCAGTTAGGGTGCCCGGTACAATTCATACGGACGGGTAGAATTGATAATCCTCGTACTGGGACATCTAAAGAATTCACGGCGGGTGGCTGGAAATCAAAGATCGACAGGCACCGAGACGATTACAAATTCGAGGATGCGAAATCAAACCCATACCATCTCGGATGGGCTAACCATGGCGTGGAGCCGGGATCGAATATTGTGAGAAATAAAGTTAAAGCGGGATCCGACGATAGACACCTTTATGCAAACTCCGTAGAAAAAGCTCGCAACCCTGAACTCACGGGCTACAATGATCTTGTCGACGATGATTATAGAAGTTTAGTTTTACCTGGTACACGTGGTCTTCCTAAGTGTCCAAATGGATATACCGTACGAACCGAAAATCAACCGTATTGTGACCCAAATACATTAACTCTTTCGACACCGAACGTAAAATGTGAACCCATATTGGAACAAGGTGGATGTAACGCTAAAGAAAGTAAATACCAAACTCAATGTGCCGCGTTAAACGAATTGAGTTGTACAAATCATCAATTTTCTTCTGAAGACTTGGGGTTAGAACGTTTTGAACCGGGTGGAAAGAATGCGGCGAGTCCTTCATGGGCCCCACAAAATCAGTGGGGTGATAATATTGGTGAACTTTCTAGCGACGGCTTTCAAACCTTGCGCCCGGATAAAGCCGCGGAGGTCGGTCGCGAGAATAGCGAGAATCTGGGATATTCCGAAACATCAAACAAACGAGACCCAAACGTTGGACTTCACGCGTATAAATCTTACGGAAAACAGTTGGGCAAGGATCATAGATGGAATAAGTATACAATGGACGGTCTACCCGCTAGTGATGTATGTGAGTGGAAACCACATACATTCTACGATGGTCAAGTGTCTAGGGAAACGGAATACGACGGTAAACAATTTTATGTTTTATATAAAAGATCTCAAAATGGATCATGGGCTGTAGGTCAGCCGGATGAATTTACCTTCCAAGGACCCAAATGGAACTGGGATGATGGAGGTCACGATCCCACATTTAATCAATGGGCTCGATGGTTTGATGATAAAGGTAAGATTGTATTACAAAATCCTGATGGTACCTTTAATCGAGATGCTATAAAGTATCGCCAGGCAGTCCTTAAGAAAATGGGTGGAATCCCTGTATCACCAACACGAGCCTTTGATACAGATTTTAAACCAACAGAAATACCCATTATTTATTACACGATCGATGATAGTGACGTAACAGAAGAATCTAAAAAACTCGCAGAGCAAGCAGCAATAAATTATCATGGTGGCGAATAAATAGATCCAGGTTTAACGTATACGAATTTAAGTATACACCGAGATCCATCGGTTATTTCGGAGACCATGTGTGGTGCTCCGTTCGCTCTAACATATAAAATACTATTAGGCTTAGGTTCTAATGACTGTATTTTACCTGTTATCGGTTGTTTCCAATTAAACGTTGTATCAGACGTATTATCTATCGTATATATCAATTCGTATTGTTCCGGATCATATAATTGTGTATCCGAGTGCCAGTTCATATGTCCACCCATACCGTACACGCGGTATTCGACCGGAACGTCTACACTTAATTCATACCCATTGAATCCTAGTTTATTCTTAACTTCATCAGAATCTAATAATTTGTGTATGTCATGTGTTGGATCTATATAGAAACGTTTTCTTTTAACATTATTAGGGAGATCTTCATCAACGAGTTGAGAATTGAATTCTAAACAATCTTTTTTAATTTTTTCATGAACAAATTTTTCAAAAAAATTAGTAGAGTATAATACTTTTTTATTTTTATATTCAAAAACCAAAAATAATAGAAGCGTCAGGATTAGGATCACGACGAAGAGCTTCATCTTGAAATCACAAAAGAAAAAAACCTAAGTCGATCTCACGTTTCGTAAATTTTCAACATAAAGATGGAAGAACTTCAACGTGTCATGGCCGCCCTCGACTTCATCTCCGACAAGATCGGAGATGGGATGTACTTGGATATGGCTGATAATCTTAAGCGCATCCACGACAAACTCAACGGTGATAAACCGTTTCACGAAGACCAATTCTACTACAGCGACGATGATTCGGAACTTGGTAGCGATGATGACAGTGACTATCAGTCTCCGCGACCAACGGTTCGTGCCCCGTTCGCCCCGAATCTCGATCGAAGACGTCTCTCTGAGATTGCACGTCTCAGAGACCTACTTCTGGATGTTGTGAAGAAGATGCACGAGGAGTACAAGGTTCTCGAGAAGTGGGAAAAGGAAGCGCGCCGTACATTTGATCCCATCAAGCGTATGACTGCGTTTCGAAAGAATATGGCTATCAAGCAATGGTGTGTGAAGAACGTCCGTTGGGCTCCCGGTGGTGAGGCTGGGGAACTCGTTGGTTGCATATCCACTGCCGCTGCGTTTAACTCCTGGACCTGGAAAAACCTGACGGAAAACGGTCTTCGAGCAGTCGTGATGGAAATTGGAACCGAGGAGGAGAAGGTCCCAGATTTCGTCTACTATGATGAACTTTCACTCAAAACACTCCAAAAGCTTCCCGCCTTTGAGAAGAAGATTCATGATGACTACAAGGAAGAATGCCAAAGGAAAATGACCGAGTACTTTAACAACGCTAAGTTAAAGGTGGTTGAGTCGAAGGCAAAGATGACCGGGTTTGAGATGCTTTGTGTGGACACAGAGGCTGAGTTGAGTCAACTTGATGCTCCTGTCTATTCTCGCGATTACTGGGAGGTCGGTGAAGACGAGAACGCGTCATGTGAGTTTTGGGTGGGTGAGAATAGGCGAATGGTGGACAACGGTTTAGAGGCACAGGTCATGCGACGTCGTTAAAGATTAAATAGCACCTAAGTTTGTAAGAATATTTGTAAATTTCATCTAAAAAAGTAAACAGTGCGTACAACGATGAATCCTCAAATGGCCGTGTGTCACAAAATCATGCAAATCATGGACGACAACGCTCAACAAGTTCCAGAAGGCTTCTATTTGGAGGTGTGCAACCAATTAAAAAATTTACACGTGGCGGTAAAAAAAACCCCATCAGAACTCGACACCCAATGGCGCGTGTTGGAGGAGGCTGAGCGGATGTTGAACAGGAAAGCGGAAAAGTTAAAAGAAGATCGGGAGCATCTTAACGGCTGCGTCTTGAACTACAACAAAACGGCGACTGGATATTTGGAAAAGGTGAAAAAGTACAATAAGGCGGTGGCGTCGGTCAAGCGGGTGCGTGCATGGCAATTGGCTCGCGAAGCGCGTCTAGATGATCGCGAGGATAACATCACCCTCGCGCAGCTTCAGAGGCAGCTCTTGGAGTAGGTAATAAAAATCTTGTAATACAGTAAATGGCTAACCTCAAACTTCTCCCTAAATCTATCGAGTCTAAAATGAACGCGCGTGACCTTAAGAAATATACCAAACTTCAAAAAGAGTGGAAATCTGTCTTAAAAGTTATGATTAAAGCGGAACAAAAATCTGGTGAATATTTCCGCAAAACCCGCAAAAACACGACTGGTGCGCAGATGAAAAAGCAGGCATCCCTCGATAACGCGACTTTAAAAGCTTTCTATTTCGCCGATAAGAAAAATGATGAATGGACCACCTTCACGGATCAGATGAGAAAAAAATATAAGTAGATAATAAAATGGTGCGGTCACCAGTGACGAATCGTTCCAACTCCAACTCCAATTCCAACTCCAATTCCAACTCATCCTTTACTAGACGAGTACGAGCACGCGTTTCGACTCCCCCATCTAATACACGTCAGATACAGCATAACTTTAATAGGTTTGGAAATTCCATGGTGATTAATAACAATAATAATCTATCCCGAATGGGGAGTCCTGTGGTAGCCAACAGTCCCACACGAAACCAGAAACTATTTGAAAAGATTAATAGAAAGATGATGAAACAGGTTTTTCGCACAAAAAAATTCGTCGGAGACGGTGAACGGTATTGGGATAAGAAAGCGAGAAAGTGGAAGGTAGTTAATAAAACTAACGTGAAAGGGTATTATAAACAGAATTTCACAAATGCAGAGGCCGCGAAGCATATAAAGAAACATAAACGAGTGTATCTTGACGTAGACCTGCGCAATGGTAAAGTGCAACACGTATACGACATTGATGGTATTATTCGTCTTCTCGTGCATGGGGGTTTAAGGGCTAAGAGTCCCTTAACACGTAAAAATTTTACGATGGGGCAGGTTCAACCGTTTTAAGTAACCCTAAGTCAATTTTTTTCTTACAAATTTTTATAAAAAAAATGTCTCAACAAGAAATTTTACACACGATGATGACACAGCTGGACGAGGCCTCGGATAAAATCCCCGAAGGCCTCTACCTCAAGTTCTGTGATCATCTCCAAAACCTTCACAATAAGACTGGATCATTTTCCCGTATCGGACGTGGTCGCCACCAAACGCGCGTGGGTACCTTTGAGGAAGCTCCGCAGATTCCCCCAAATGAACACGGATACGTGGATGTTCAAGATTACCAAGAAGCGATTGACCGAATGTATGGTATCCGTAACGGAGCCCACCGGCGATCTTCGGGTCCGCGTCGCTGTGGTCGCTGCCGCCAGGTGGGTCACGATAAGCGTAACTGCCCCTACGTCGTCAAAGACATACTCGACGAGGCACAGAGGCTCAACCGTCACGTGGTTTCCACAGTGTTATAAGTGTTTAGAAAAATAGTCGTGTACTATAGTAATGAATGTACTTCAAAATGTAATGCAAATCATAGACAGTATATCTGATAAAATCCCTGAGAACGTCTACCTATCCCTCTGCAACGAATTAAAGAAACTCTACGCTTTCATCCCCGATAAAATCAGACCAGCCCTTTCTAGAACAAATAGTGCCTCTAACGTACCCTCATCACCAGCGAATGGATATTGGATTCGTTAATTACTTAAAACTTAGACTCTTTAGAAAGATATGTCTGAACCCGAGTACATTTATAGATGGTCAAAACTTTGCCTTTCTACGGTGTCACTAATATCTATATCCGCACATCTCATAGGTGGTTGCCAAGTATTCGTATTCTTTACAAATCTGTACACTTTTTTGTCAAATCTACTTTGGTTAATTCTAGCTTTAAACGATTATTCCGTTGAGGTAGCATCCTTTATTCCAGTATTAGGAGTTGAAAATATAGTAATACTGGGAAGTTTCATGTGTATAGTGGGTAACACTGAAGATGACGCGGGATTAAGTAGCTATGAAATAGTGGCAGTGGTCTCGGGTATTCTTTGGGGTGTGCACACAAGTCATATAACCTATCTTGTATCTAAAAAGGAACCTGGTCGGCTAATAGGACTTGAAGAACCATTCGAAATTTAAATACCTAAGTCGGTTTGAATAAAAAAAATATAAGTAAATATCAGATGAATAATCCTGTACCTGTAAAACTTCTACCAGCGGGTGCAAATCGCAATCAGCTCATGAAAGCGATTGGTGAAAAGACTTTCAAGTTCAGCAGTAAGGATTACATAGAACGTACTGCGGGAATCAAGACTGGTGGAGGAGAACGAGAACGAGCCCGAACCCTTCTCGCTATTGAGAACGCTTCTGAAATTGCCAAGAAATATCTTCACGCCCCGGGTATGTTTGAGCGGATCATGACAGATACTATTGGAACTCGTGAATATATGTCTTACCAAATTAAGGAGACCACTAATAATCTCAATACAACGAGAAAAAAGTACCCCCACGACACTGATCAAGACTTCATTTTACTTACTCATAAGTTTCAGAATAGGACGGGTCATACCGGTCTCCTTCATATAGAACACCAAAATGGAAAAGTGACTGTATATGATTCTATGTATGGAATGGGTTCAAGATTTTTAACAGTAGCGTTGAAACAGTTTGGGTCCAAGATGGAGTGGAGTACGCCTAGGGTACGATCCATTTTTGGATGTAAAGCAAAGGTAACTGCGAGGTCAGAAAAGGTAAATGTGCAACCTTCAGGTGGTTTTGTAAAAAACAGCTACAGTAAATTTACGAATGACCCGTCAAATTGGGGATCCCTAATTCTCAATAAGCTCGGTGAAAAGGGTGCACGGGGAGCATTCAGACTTTCTCAATACGATGAACTTTCACAACATCATTTCTGTTACATGGAGGCTCTGTATGCTATGATGTTAGCGATTGGTCGCACTACAAATCCGGGTCCTAATGATCCTCGTAAGCGTATCTCTTTCATTAAGAAGTTCATTTGGGGTATAATTCACAAATATACACCAAAAAGTGAACGCAACACTGCCGAGTGGAAGTATTTTTCAAAAACTTTCCCGTACATTATGACCACCACTTCGAAGACAGGAAAGGCACTTAGATTGTTAGGGGGAACAATACAACTCCCTGATAATGACGGATTGTTTGGCGTTAGGACGACGGCTATGAGCTGGAAGGGATACGATAAAATTGATGGGTCGTGGTCTATTGAGGATGTACTCAACTGGGTACATACTGGGAGGTCACCAAGAGGTAACCGTAACGCAAACTCTAATTCTAACTCAAATAACAACGCGACACGATCGTTCCGCCGCCCCACCAAAAATAACATGAACTCCAACAACTCAAACTCAAACTCAAACAACAACAACCGTAAGAGCAACTCCAACTCAAACAACAACAACCGTAAGAGCAACTCCAACTCAAATAACAACAATCGTAAAAATAAAACCTAAGTCAGCTCAAAACCTTATATTTATCAACCAACAAACAACAAACAACAAACAACAAACAACAAACAACAAACAACAATGAACTTTGAAATTCAAGCTCTCGGCGGCAAGCTCATCGGCTCCCGCTCCGCCATGAAAACTTTGGATCGTCTCACGACCCTGCTCCCCAACGCTAAAATCAACTTTGAGGTCCTCCCTCCCCCCGAGACCAAGAAGGTTGAGTTTGGCAGCATGCCCGACTTTCGCGACCCGGTCTCTGACGAGGATGATGACATCATGCATGACCCCGACATCCAAGAGATGGTCGAAAACGGGGAACACACCTGTCACATGTTTGACGCTCATTGCCAAGCATGCGAAGATGACGAGGAGGACGAGGACGACATCACCCTCGCGGACCTTAAGGAACAGCTCGAGGATAACATGACCCTCGCGGAGATTCAAAAGGAACTCGTTAAGGTGGAAGCCGCAAAGAAGAGGCTCGAGACCATCCGTCTCAAGAGGCTTCAAAAGACTTAACGAAATTAGGGAGCGGATGATAGAACTCGCATGATTGTAATGAACGAACGGGATACACGAAACACACGAGATAC